AACTAGAGAAGAGATATCCTGGTGGAAAGTTTAGTGTAGAGAAATCAGAAGTAAGAGCAAAGGGGGATCGTTAATGTCATTGACAGGTCAAGTCGAAGAGTCTTTAAGAGAGGCTCAAGCATGTTTAAAGAATGCACTTGCATTTGCAGCACGTAATGAGAAACCATATATTAGTAAGCATATTGCTTCGTACTTATTTGATATAGATAATCTTATAGCAGTCAATGATATGCTAGAAGTATTAGATGAGGAGTTAGAATCTAAATAGTCAAAGGATTTACCTTTGATTAATGGCTTTTAATAACATCCATACAAATCAACAAATTAAAAATGGATTCCCTGCTGGTAGGGGAGGGAAATTTTCTAGAGATAGGTGGACTAGAATTGCTCAGATGACTGGTAATTATAACCAGTGGTTCTTGGAAGAAAATTTTAGGACTCCTAATTTTGCTGGTAAACAAAATAAAATAAAGATGATAAAGATAAAATGTCCTCAACATATTGTGGATTCTATAAATCTTCTTTATAATAAGGATGTTAGATGGAAAAAGTTTTTGCCTGGTGGCACTAGTCAAAATGCCAATACTAAATTTGAAGCATATAAAGGTGCAGCAAAACCTCCTTCTGAGGGTGATTTATATGTTGATACAATGTGGCCATGGACTAGTGAGTGGCAACCAAGTGACAATACTAGAAGAGATGTAAAGGAAAGATATCAGATAATAAGATTTATAGCAAGCGGTAAGACAGAAGGTAGTGCAAAAGTTTCTGCTGCTGCTATGACAAAATTACAAGAGACTGGTTCTGCTATTGTTTTTAGACATGTTATTATAGGCAATCTTAAAAATCCTAAGAATGCAATGGACATTGCAAATCATAAACCATGTAGGGAAGAGTTAGATCGTGAATGGCAATCAGTAGCAGGAGTTCCATGTGACATGGGATGGATAGAGAACTTCTTTAAACAACAGAAAGCATTGTTGGCAGCTCTTGCTTCATGCTCAGGTAGTAATCAATTTGAAGAGTTTCAACGTGATGGTGATTTCATGAAGTTTATCACCGATGAATGGATAGGTTCCAAAAATCCTTCAGGAATTAAAGGAAAAGATAATTGGAACCCTGCTGATATATGGTTGATAAAAAATCAGAATCAACATATCAGAACTCTTAGATCTCTAATGAGTTCACCTGCTACTGGAAGTACAAGTTTTAGAAAGAGATTGTTTGCATCAAAGATAGATCAGTTTAATGCTAAGATGAGACAGTTGTTTAAGGACAAAGAGATCTGGGGAGTATCTTTGAAGTTGGTTACTCAGAAAGAAGCGAAGTGGGAATTTGTAAACGTTGATGATGCTTACTTTGCATCACTAGAGAGTAAACAATTTAAGTTAGGTACTGGAGCTTATAAACCAGTATGCAAATTATCTACAGAAACTAAAGAAGGTGCTGAGATATTTACTACTCAGGATAGTATTCTTTGGGTTGTTGATGGTGACGCACAGTATAAGTTTCAGGTTAAAGCAAACACTAGTACTAAGAGAGATAATTTAAAATATGAAGCAACTCAAAAAGGATTTGGTGCTGCTAGATTAGGTAAGGCAACAGCAGAATATGTTGAAGGACTTATTACAGCATATAGATCTAGACATTTTAATCCAAAATACAAAGACTTTGAGAAATCAAACTCAGAATATCCTTATACTGGTGATGAATTTTTAGAATGGAAAGATAAGATTACTGAAATGGCAACGTTCCTTGACAAACAAGGAGTTGATTTAGATGGAGTTAAACCAGAAGATGCTTACAATAGAATAATGGGAGCACAAGTAAATACTCCTCATGTTGCCAATAGTAAAGTCATGCAAATGGCATGGTTATGTACTATACTTTCTATTCATAAGGATGGTGATGATAATATTAATGAGTTTCTTACTGACTTAGTGTTTATGTCTAAGAAAGAAGGTAAACAATATGGTCCTTTTTTAAAGTTGTACTGATGTCTAAGAATACTCACCTAGAACACTTAGAAGATAGCATCTTAATTGATGGTACAGCAGGTGCTAAGGATGCTTTTGTATTCTTAGATGATCTTGCACGATCATTTAGTGGTAATACTAGCAGTAACTTTACTGTTACTACAAAATGGGATGGTGCTCCTGCTATATTCTGTGGATTATATCCAGGAACAAATTCTTTTTTTGTTGGTACTAAGTCAGTCTTTAATAAGGATGCAAAGATTAACTATACTAATGAAGATATTGAACGTAATCATGGACATGCTCCAGGACTAGTAAAGAAATTAAAAGATGCTTTAAAGTATCTACCTAAACTAGGTATTACTGGTGTTGCACAGGGAGATTTGTTATTCACTGATGATAAGGGAACAGATATAATAAATGGTGTCAGTAATATAACTTTCAAACCTAATACTATTACATATTCTGTTGCTAAAGGAGATGCTTTATACAACAAAGTTAAGGCAGCAAAGATAGGAGTAGTATTTCATACATTTTATGAAGGACGTAGTATTGAATTTTTAAGTGCTAAGTTTGGATTTGATATATCTAAATTAAAAGAGCATGATGATGTACTAGTTCTTAGTGCAGAGACAGGAGAACTTGGTAATGATACTATGTTATCAATATCAGAAAAGAATAGTTTAATTGGGTTGAAACAGAAGAGTAATAGACTTCTTAATAGTGCTTCTCCATTCTTAGATATTGTTTCAGAACAGATTAAAGCAAATGATCAGTTGACTGTTGGACCTAAGTTAAAGATATTTTTCAATAAGTATATCAGAGATTCAGTTGCTGTTCCTGCTGGTAATTTATTTGTAAAACAATTTACAACTTATTGGGAGGGAGAACTAGGTAAGGCAGTTGGTAAACTAAAGACACCTAAAGCAAAGGCAGCAAAGCTTCAGAAGATGTATGATGGACTTGATATAATTGAAAAGAATCAATCATCCTTAGCTAGTGCTGTTGATCTTTATAAAATCATACAAAATTCTAAGTCAATTTTTATTAAAAAATTGGAGAAGGGAGAAAGATTTGGTACGTATCTCAGAACTGAGGATGGACTTGAGATGACATCTCCAGAAGGATATGTTATAATAAGGGACGGTACACACGCTCGTAAATTAGTAGAACGTGCTAGATTTAGTGCTGCTAACTTCAAGAAGGATACTCTTCCAACTAAGAAATGGGTGGAAGGTGATGCAAAGTAAACGAATAGTGTTTACATTTGGTAGATTTAATCCACCAACTACAGGACACTTGAAACTTATAGAAGCAGTGGCTAAAGAGGCAGGACAAAAAGATGATTATCGTATTGTTCCTAGCAGATCATTCAAAGCTGATAAGAACCCATTGAAAATTGATATTAAACTTGCATGGATGAAGAAGATGTTTCCTAAACATGCAGATAATATTATAAGTACTCCAGATCTTAATGTTATTATTAAGGTCATGCAATCTTTTCAGGGAATACCTCCTGATGGTTATACTGATGTGTGTATGATTGTTGGATCTGATAGAGTTCAGGACTTTACTACCTTATTAAACAAGTATAATAGAGATCCTAATGATCCAGATAAGACAGTAGAATATGCTTTTAAAAGTATAGAGGTTAAGTCAGCAGGAGAACGAGATCCTGATAATGATAATGATGTTTCTGGTATGTCTGCTAGTAAAATGAGAGGATATGCTAAAGCTGGTAAGTGGGGCGAATTTCAAAATGCTCTTACTGGATTACTAAGTGCAGATGATGCAGCAAAACTTATGAGAGATGTTCGTAAAGGTCAAGGTTTATGAAAGACTTTAAGAAACTACGTGAACAAGCACTACGACAGCACTACCGTAAGAAGGAAGTGTTTGTTGAGGGTGACTATGTAATGAATGCCAACACAGGACAGAAAGGTAAGATTCATAGGTCAGGTGTGAACTATGTTATCTGTGTCACTGAGAGTGGTGAGATGTTTCGTGCATGGGTAAAGGATATTAGAGCTATAAATAGAAATTGATAAGTAATAAAATGACAATGAAGTACCAAGATCCTGTTAATACTGTCCAGTTTGAGGATGAGTATGCAAAGAATCTCATGAAGATGTATGAAAATTGGATGGATGGAGACACTTTTCAAGGAACTGAAATGCCATCTGCTGATCAATTAGCAGAAGAGCCTTTCGCTGGAATGGATCCTCAGTCCAATGGTGCAGAGATAGAAGATGTTACAAAGAAGAAGAAAGAAATAAAGAAAGGAGCTTATCTTGGTAAGAATGAAACTGCCCCTAGTTATGATTCAGATGGATATGCAGAGGAAGTTGAAGAAAGAGAAGAGTATGAATTAAATGGTGAGACATATGTTATAGAAAAGATTAAAGGAAAAGGTTGGCAGAAAGGATATAAAAAGAGTAAGGGTTATTAGAATGAAATCCTACTCTCAATTCCTAGAAGAATCTAAAAAGAAGAAAGAGAAACGTAAACCTACGGTTGAAGTTATGCCTACCATTAAAGATGGAGAGAAAGGTATGACTACTAAACCAGATAATAGCTAATGAAGAAACCGTTACACAGATTACCACTTGATGAGTGGTTTGACGATGTACCACACCCTTACGATGAATGGCCTATGGCAACAGATAAAACCCCAGTTGAAAGACTACACGATGATATGAGAAAAGAATACGAAAATCCTAGACCAGAAGAAGATATAGCAGATGATATAACCATGCATGAGAGGATGTATCGGATTGCAACATCAAGATATAATCCCTTTTCAGTAGGAGGATCAGAGAATTGTCACTCGGATGTTGAGTGTAATATTGGAGGGTCTGAGAACTTACATAAATAAACTTACTTACATCATATCATCATGATTAATTTTTTAATGCCCATTGCTATCAGCATCATTAATAAAGCTGTTGATAGAATTCCAGACGATTTAGACTCAGTTATAAAAGATTTCGTAATTAAGTTGCTTAAGAAAGCAGCTGCTAAGACAGGAAATAAAGTGGACGATGAGTTGGTAATTGCCTTGCAGAAAGCACTGCTTGAAAGCTAGGAAGTTGTTGACATATAAATAAACCTTAGAACTATACCTTGACCAGGAAAAAAAGATGGCTGTTTTTGGAACTACGGATGCTGCTGCATTCTCAAACACAGTTGCCGTCACCCAAAATGACGCAACAGTAACAAAGAACGCTGCCGACACAGTAGTTGGTGGTGACGTACTTGAAATTGATGGTGTTAATTACATCGTTAAGACGATAACAAGTACAACAAGTATCGAATTACATAAAGTATATGCAGGTGCTACTAATAATAGTCTTGCTGCTGCTAAAGTAATTAAACGTACACCTCCAAAAGCAGTCGCTGAATTTGTTATACTTGGTGGTGACAGCAACAGTTATGACCTTGTGTTTGCTGACGCAACAGAAGGTTCTCTTGCTGAGAACAAATCACGTGGTATAAACGGACCTGGTTGGTGGCAGTATCGTTCCTTTACGGATCATGCTGGTAACACACGCCATAAAGCTGAATGTATAGCAGCAGTCACAGTTGCATCTAGTGTATCTGGTGACCTTGCTGATGATACTATCGCTGCTGATGTTGCATCTGCTGTAACTATCACTGGCCAACCTGGTAATTCTTCTTCTAGTTCTGGTGCTGGAACATTCGCAGTTACTACAAGTACAACTGGTACACCTGGAACACTTGCTTATGTTTGGCAACGTCAGAAGGCAGGTACTAAGCGTTGGGTTAACATCACTGCTAACCTTGACACAGGTATCACATACGCTGATTTCGCTACTGCAACTCTTGCATACAGTGGACTTGCTAATGATACATTAGATGGTCAAAACTATAGAGTTAAGATCACATCTGCTAATGGTACAGAAGAAGTTATCTCTAATGGAGCAGGAACCTTAACATATTCATCATAATGTAAATGAACATTCGTGAACTGGACCATGAAAATTGGTTATTCTTTGCTATTCAAAATTATAACAACCCATCATCAGTAACATACTCAGACTTTGAAGAGGACTTAAAGAGATTTAAGTACATCAAAAGACTCTTGAGACGTTACAAGATGACGAATGAGTTAAAGACTCATCTTATACTAAATCATGTTATAGTTCTATATAATGTGTTTGGTGACGCAGCAACTCCGTTGTTGTTTTATAAAGTAGAAGCTACATATTGGTCTATAATTAAGGCATTTATGTTGTTTCTAGATAGATTACCACCTGAACTTAATGAGGAAGTTGATAAGGAATGTCTAAAGCAATTGAATCTAATATAAATGAGGAGATTAACGCTGCTGGTGACGGCAGTGGTGTTGCTTTACCTCCAGCTTTTGTGATTGTCCAACCCAGAGTTCATCGTCGCATGAAGAAGAACAATGGTGATAAGGTAGATGGTCGTACATCAGGTGCAAAAGCTCTCTTTACACGTATACAAAAAAGAAAAATGAAAGAACAAGTTGAAGAAAAAATAATTCCTGAGGCTGTTTCGTCTGAGACTGAGAGAGCACAGAAACAGATTGCCCAGAAGAAAAAGTTGGGTCGTTCTAAGGAGCTTCAGAAGAAACGTAAGGAAGCAAAAGAAAAAATGCAGAGTAAGACTAAGGAAATGGATATCCTTATGAAGGCTCGCATGTCAGATTTTAAAAAGAAAGCACAGGATCAGACAAAGAAATTGAAAAGAGATCATGTAGAACCTACAGGTGATAATATTGTGGAAAATCGTAACGATGTAGTTCAAGTTGCTTTAGATGTTGCAACTAGTGAACTATCAAATGCACCAGAGTCATTTGCTAAGATTCAATTTAGCGATGGTGGAGTACAGAATTTAGATAACTTCTCTGCCAAGAGAATTGCTGCTGTATATGGACAGTTAGATGACACTCATAAGCAACAGTTTCAGTATATGCTGAACAAGGATGCTGCTACATATCAGAGTGCTTTGGACTTTGCTATACGCCATGTTTAGTAGAGGATAGTATGGCTGAGGGTATTAACTCCGCAATTATTGAGCGGCTGGAGAAAGTAGTTAGTACTCTCCAAGAAAATTCTATAAAGATGGGGCAGCTTCTTGCTGTCCACAATGAGAAATTAGATAAACAAGATCAAATTGATGGTGTTTTGTTCGAGAAGATTGATAGTCTTCATAGAGCACTTGATAGAGAAACAGAGTTAATTAAAAAGGGGTGTGAGCGTGACATCAGAAAAGTCGATGACCGTCTTAGAGTCATGGAAAAGAAAATGTGGTCTATTTTTGGTGCTCTGTCTATTCTATCTTTCCTCGTTAGTCCAGTCGGACAAAAAATCATTAGACCGATATTTGAATCGTCACAAGCAGGATTGACAAATCCACAAAAAACTACTATGATATACCCATCACAAGTCTCGTAGGGGTGAATGTCCTATATTGATGGGAATTACATAAACAGAATATCTTCGCGTTTGACTCTTTTTAAACAAAAGAAGTCGAACCTTTTTAATTTTAGGTGTCCTTACTGTGGAGACTCGCAGAAGCATAAGAATAAGGCACGAGGATATCTGTTTGAGATGAAGAGTGGATATGTATTCAAGTGTCACAACTGTGGTCTTGGTAGAACATTCTCAAACTTCTTAAAAGACCAAGATCGTATTCTCTATGATCAATATATCATGGAGAAATTTTCTCATGGACAGACAGGTAAGGGTACAACTACAAAAAATCCAGACTTTAAATTTACTCCTCCAGTTTTTAAAAAATCTGACATAGATCTAGAAAAAATCTCAGATCTAAATAAAGAACATCCAGCAAGAAAATATCTTGAAGACAGAAAAATCAAAGACTTAGACTACTTCTATTATTGTCCCAAATTTAAAGCATGGACTAACAAACAGAAGAAAACCTTTGACAATCTGAGACAAGACGGTCCTCGAATTATAATACCTTTCAGGGATAAAGACGGTAACCTCTTCGGATATCAAGGCAGATCGCTAGCCCCTACGGCAAAGATGAGATACATTACGATCATGCTTGATGAAGACAAACCTAAAATCTTTGGACAGGATAGAATAAATTATGAAGAACCGATTTACATTGTTGAAGGACCGTTTGACAGTACCTTCATTCAGAATTCCGTTGCGATGGCTGGGTCTGATGTTGATATTCGGACGTTTGGCTGGAGCAATTATATTTGGATATATGATAACGAGCCACGTAACAGAGAGATCGTCAACCGAATCTCCAAGTCAATCGACAGAGGAGATAAGGTAGTCATTTGGCCTAAAAATATACAGGAAAAGGACATAAACGATATGTCTCTTGCTGGACATGATGTGCAGAAGGTGGTAGAATCACATGTATATCAGAAATTAGAAGCAAACCTTAAAATAAACGACTGGAAAAAAGTATGACCAACGGTACAGATATAAAAGTACGTAAGAGAAATGGATCTATCGAGGGGTTAAACCTTGAGAAGGTTCATAAGATGACAGAAGAAGCTTGCGAAGGTCTGGGAAGCGGTGTGAGTGCCTCTCAGATAGAAATGAACTCTGGTCTGCAATTCTTTGATGGAATTCAGACTAAGGACATACAAGAAATTTTAGTTCGTTCTGCTAGTGATCTTATTAGTATTGAACAACCTAACTATCAATTTGCTGCTGCTAGATTGCTTCTATTTGGTCTTAAAAAGCAGGTCTTTGGATCAACGTGGGTCAAAAGTCATCCACCTATTTTAGACCATGCTAAGGAGTGTGTGGAGCGTGGCATATATGATGGAGAAATTATAGATAAGTATAGTGAAGAAGAGTGGGATAAGATCAACTCTTGGATAGATCATGAACGTGATCTTCTATTCACTTATGCAGGTCTACGTCAAATCGTTGACAAGTATCTTGTACAGGATAGAAGTACTGGAGAGGTATATGAGACTCCTCAGTATATGTACATGATGATTGCTGCTACATTGTTCAGAAACTACGGAGATAATAGACTCGATTATGTCAGAAGATACTACGAATCAATCTCAAAACACAAAATCAACATCCCAACACCAGTCATGGCAGGGGTGCGAACTCCCATTAGACAATTTGCCTCCTGTGTTCTCGTTGATGCTGATGACACGCTTGACAGCATCTTCAGCAGTGACATGGCTATTGGTAAATACGTTGCTCAAAGGGCGGGAATTGGCATCAACGCAGGTAGAATACGTGGGATCAACTCTAAGATCAGGGGCGGTGAAGTTCAACACACGGGTGTCGTCCCGTTTCTCAAAAAATTTGAGAGCACTGTCAGATGTTGCACTCAAAATGGCATCAGAGGTGGATCAGCGACAGTCCACTTCCCAATCTGGCATCAAGA